GGCCGCCCAGTTCGCCAGGCCCTTAATCGACGCAACCGAGTCATCCAGTCCAATACCGGCAGCGGTGAACTTACCGATATTGGACGTCATCTCACCGAAGTTGTAGATGGTCTGGTCTGCATAAGTGTTCAACTGGTCCAGAGCCGCGTTAACGGTCTGGATCGTCTCGCCCTTCTGGGCGGTGTTGGCGAGAATGGTCTGAACGGAGTTGAGCTGCAGCTCGTACTCCTTCATGCCGTCGATAAGAGGTTGAACCGTGAAGCTCGAGAGCATCGAGGAGCCGATTTCGGCGATCTTCCCACCGATGCTGGCGAGTGCGCCGAACGCAATCGACTGGAGAGCCGAGAATTTGCTCGTAGTCTCGGCAATACCCGCCTGGGCCTCCGAGAAATTAAGGTTCTTGGCGGCCGCAGAGACCTGGTTGATCCCCTCGACCCCGCCACGAAATGCCAATCCCTCCTCGAGCTTCTTGACTCCGTTAAGAGAGTCTTGAACCCCGTTCATGAATTGGCCGTTGTTGAACTTAAGAGCGACTACCCGCTCCTCGATTGACGCCACTAGCCTCTCACCGCACTTTCAAGCTGCTTGACGATGCTGTCAAATATAGGCCTGAGCGCCGGATTTATATAATCCACGCCCTGGACATAGCCACCGGTTCTGGTGCCATGCCCGTATTGCAATATGACTGCGATCGGGACACCCTGCTCCACGTGGGAGTTGTTCCAGACCAGCGAGACTCGGTTTCTGCTCCGCTTGATCTCGTAGGACCAGCTAGATGCAGTGTAACCGGACCTGACCGGAGTAGCGGCGGCTAGTGCAGCCACCCCGGCCTGTCCGCAGTCGTCGAGGAAATCGAAGAAGCGGCCCTCTTTGAGTCTCTCGAGCCACTTCCCCGTGTCCATCCTCGAATCCATCTCCAGCGTGAACGCCGGACTCATGCGGCCCTCTCACAGGCGGCCGCGATACCTGACACGATGGCACCCATCGCTCCTCGAGACCATCCCGTCTTGAGCTGGTCGGCGTCGGCGGGAATATGCGCAACTGTCGGGAGACCTGAGGCCTTCAGGGCATCCCATGTGGTCTGCGGCGCATTGAACTCCATGGACAGAATATCGCAGACCTTCCCCGCGAGGAAGTTTGGATACCATTCCTTGGTTGTGTCCGAGGCGTACGCATACCCCCAGGTCTTGAATCCGCGTGCTCGCATTCCGTCGAACGCCCACTTGGAGTCTCCGTAGGACTTGAGTATGACCTTCTGCTCCATACCCTTGAACATGTCACAAACGGTCTGCCACTCGCCTAGTTTATGCTTCGGATCGAAGACGATGACGTGACTCTTGGAGTACGTGTCCATCAGCCAATCGATCGTCGCCGGCATGTACTGGGTCTTCGACGCCGCGGCCTTGATCTCAGCCCAGGTATACTCGTCCGCGTTCTTGGTTAGAGCCGGAACGAGACGCGACAGACTCTTGTCGTGGCAGCCGAACCAGACACCGTCCTTGCTTCGGGCAGCCGAGAATTCCAGCGCGTGAGCGTGGTAGTCGACCGCCTGGGTGTACCCGATCTCAGTGTGCTCGGGCCAGGACTGGGAGCCGCCACGATGCCCCACAATGAAGTGCGGAATCGTGAGGAGCTCCGAAATCGTCTTGGCGCCCTCAGGAATTGCTCGCATCGTGACGGTTGGGGTCTCCCGAGCCCCGTCCCACACGTTGACACCGATCTTGGACCCGTCAGCGAGAGTCGGATCGAGCGAGTCGTTCTGCTCCTTAAGCCGGACGTCGACGCCGAAGAGGGCACACACGCCGGTTTCGCTTGGTGGAACGTACGGCGACTGAGCGTATCCGACGACGATCGACGACCAGGACATCTTTGTGTCCTTGCCCCAGGAACCGTTAGTTACCGACTCGACGTTTTCTGGGAAAGTCGCTACGGGATTGGTGGCCACATCGTGCTGCACGAACCCTGTGAGCTGAGGAAATGGTCCGTTCTTCCAGTTGTCTGCACTCTCTGCCGGTGTGCCGGGTACCAGACTCTTGACCTTGGCCCCGTCAAACACCATGAGGGCCGCAACGTGTCGTCCGTTGTGAGCCGGGTCCGGTGACTTCCACACCACGTTCTGGGTGTCGGCAGGATTAGCAACCATTTTGACGGCCACGGTGCAAGAGCGAAGCTTGGCGCTCGTGGCGTACTTCCCGGTCCATCCCGCCGGCGTGCAATCCTGCATGGTGCCGAACTGACCGCCCACTACGAGCAGCGCCCAGTCCCCAACAGCTGACGGAACGCTGAGTTTCTCGTCCTGATTCTTGGAGACCGCGATACCCTTCATGGGAGACGCCATGATCAGACCTTTCGTACGATGACCGTGTTCGGAGGAGTACCTGCCGGCACCTGCTCCTCACGACCGAGGATCAGGACATTCCCGTTACCCCCGCCTCCGCCACCAGCAGGGCGGTTAGTCTTGATGGTAACGTCGACGACGCTATCCTCACTCAAGGTTACCGTCTTGGCGGCGGGCCATCCCTGGTCGTCCAAGAAGAGACGAGCGTTGGTGCTTCGGAAGAACCACACCATACCGTCGATCTTACCGTTCTCTCCGGCAGTATCAACAAAGGTGGGGCCGTCATCGGGATCGACGGTTAGTGTGGCGAACGGGGGAATGTCTCCTTTGACGTGACAGTAAGGCACGATGGCCTCACTTACCCTCGTCAGACTTCGGCTTGGCCTCGTTGAGCGCCTTCAGGATCAGGTCCTGCTTGTAGGAGATGTCCTTCAGCCAACCAACGATGGGGCCGTCGAAACGACGACCGGCGATGCCGGCACCAGTCTGGTCGGAAACCTCGACGAGGCGGTCCTTGATCTCGGAAAGCAGATCGGTTGCGTATGACACTTCGAGTTCCTCTCCGCCGTCGCTCGTGCCCTGAGACGGACGGCCTTTGTTGTACCAGTAGCGGCATGCGTCGGAGAAAGGCACACCGTACGCTTCGTAGGACCCATACATGGTCCCGGAATTGTAGCGAGACCCCACTCGGCGGAGGTCCTCATAGGAATCGCCCTCGGCGTCGATGAGACCCTTGAGGATAGAGCAGCCGACCTCGGCCGACTTCTGCGGGTCCCACCAGGCTCGATCAGGATCGTTGATGAAGTACCCGTTGTAGGTGATCTGAAGCGGACCGACTCCGTTTGAGGTGCCCCACTCAGAGACGATGGGCCAGAAATAGTTCTTGAAGTTGTGCTCTGTGACCTCGCCCCAGCCCGAGCAGGCGCCCCCGGCGTCGTGGCCGTAGATGTTGGCGCCCTCCTCGCCGGTCTCCACCTTGAGGCAGCCAAGAGCGGCCCACCAAGGGCACCCAGTAGCGTCCGCGGCGCGAAGAACGGCTTCCTGGATGGAGGTCCCTGGGGACGCCTGGGGGTGTGAAGGCGCCGAGCTGCCGTGGTTGTCCCGTCGACGAAGACAGTGGGTCCAGGATGCGGACTGGGTGTAAGGGTGCTCGTTGTACTCCTTGGACCGGACCTCTTGCTCAGTCTGGTCCCCCATCCAACCATCGTCACTTCCGTCCTCAGCAATCCATGCCTCGGAAAGAATGGTCGGGTTGAGACCCGTTACGATGGCGACGTGTCCTTTACCACCCGAGGCTGCCTCGGACAAGACGATGTCGCCGATCTCGAATCCGCCATCGGGCTCGTTGCCGGTCCAGGAATCCGAGATGTCGGCGAAGTTGCGCTGAGCACACTCCTCCCGAAGGGACCCCGTCCAGGTCGACCGAGGGAAATAACCGGCAGTGAAGGGCTCGCCCCACTCGTGGTGGGCCGCGAGGTTGTAACAGCCCGCAACAAGGGCTGAGCAGTCGGCGTTGGCAGGCGGGTTGATGAGCCAGCCGTCCCAGTCGGACCGATCGTAGAAGGTCCAGCGATCGGGCTGCGAGTAGCCTACATCCGCGACGTCGGCGTAGTACCTGGCGCAGGATGCTGCGTATTGAGATACAGTCATTTTGACCTTTTCAGCCGTTGGAGTTCTCGATGGGGGCGAAGAGTACGGGAATGATTCGAGCGCCGTTGCCCTTGAGCTGCGCGCGAACACGCGGAGGCGTTGTTGCGTCTCCGGGCCAGATCTCGATGATGGATCCGTCGTCTGTGTAGTCACCCTTAGGGAGAACGAACGTTGCCCGACTTCGAACCTGGATCTCCTTGGGGAGATCGACAACCTTGACGTCCCTTGTTCCGTTAAGGTCCTGAGTCTGCCAGTCACTATTGCGCTTGACGTAGACCATGCCCGCCATGATGCGGTAGACGTAGGCGTTGTCGTCGGGGCACTTGATCCAACCGGTGTCGAACGTGCCGTATCCCGAAGCAGCCCTGGAGTTGAACCACACGACCTTCTCTGGCATGGACTCTTTGAGGTCGATCATCTTCTGGTCCGTGGAACCATCTTTTCGGACGACCCGAACCAGGGCCTTGGATCCCTCGTAGAAAGGGACGTCCAGCTCGAACTCGGGGTTCGCCCCCAGAGTAATCGAGGCGTCGGTGACACCATTGGTGGGGGAGATGTATACGGTACTGAACGGACTGGACTCTCCCCGAACCGTGGTATGGAGAAGAGGAGTTACACCAGACATGTTAACCTCTTGACTTGTACTTGGCCCGTCTCGCCGCGTTCAGAGCCTGATTCTGTCGAAGCGTGGCGGCG